TAAATCGCGGTTGTAATTAATATCTAAGTGAGCGCTGTCCAGCAGTTGCAACGCAAACCCATATTTATTCGGAAACCCTTCAACTAACCGCACCAGAATTTCACCGTCTTCTGCTACGGTTCTGATAAACAGCATTTGCAGGTCTTGCCAACTAAAACGGCCTGTTACATCACAACAGCCCTTTTTGCCCCAATCTTTAAAATGTTCTTCGATCAAGTCGTTGGCGGCAGTGTCATCAGCATTACCAGTGAAAATTTGCGCTTTACTTTGAAACGAGAAACCCTCGGGGCCAACCACATGCGTCTCGCACATAGCCAAAAACTTAACGACATAGCCATCATCGTTACCCGCTCTGCGGCTTTGAGCCTTAATCGCGCCTAAATCACGGCGTAATTCTTCGTTAATGCTGAGCGTCAACCCCCCAAGGCGGGGACCTTTCAAGCCTTGTGCCGCCAATGCATAACGCTTATGGCTGCCTTGCACACTGCGGGTTTTGCGTTCAGGACCTTTAGATGCGGTTTCATTCATGCTGGCAACCTCGTCAAGACACGTTTAAGTCTGAAACCGGCTCCGTTCTCTTGCCTAATTTTGCGAATGTATGACTTACGTAAGGCATACAACTCTTTGATAGGGATACGGTCTAGCCGGCGGTCATCTATCGTGTAACTTTCATGATCTGATAAAATCCGACCTTCTAACACTGCATTAATTGCATCAAGCATGCGTTTAGAGTGACTGCGTGGATCGTGACCAGCTAGCAACTGGCTAAAATCAGCCTCAATCGTTATCTGGCCAGAACTAATGACCTGACGGTCAGCTCCTTGCGTTGCATACAGGCGCCATTCATATTGACCAGCAACCCATGCGCTAGTGACATCAGCCATCTGTTTAACAATAACAACACCATCACTGGTTAATGCGTCGATATCTATCGCACCTGGACCTCGCAGCACATAACTAAACTGCCATCCGCTGTTTGCCAAGGCGTGATTAAACGACCAGCTAACCGTAGTGCCGGCACTAATTTTTATTGGTTCATTCATTATCTATACCGGCTTATGAATCCACTGCCGCTGGAACGCTTACGAGTCGTAGACCGTTTACGCTTAGCAGGCTTTCTGGTGGCTTTAGGAGGTGTTTCTTCGCTGTCATCAGGCTGGGTATCATCATGCTCAGGGGCATCTGGTTCATCATCTGATACAACTGACTTTTTACGGTCAATTCGTAGCATTCTTGCGGCCATATACTGCATCCCCTCACAATCTAGGTAATCGTTTCGTTTTGCGGTTTGATTCCACTTACCCGTTTCTTCGTTAAATTCCTCAGCAACGATGTGGCGGCAATATTCCTCTGTTATATCAGCCGGAATCAGCCAGTCTCCTTCCTTGCCTTTGGGCCAGCGAACACGGTTATGAACCCATGCTTTTGCCAGCGTGGTATCAAAGTCCCATCGTTTATCTCCGTGTAAACGAGTCTTACCTTTTTTGTCTACCTCAAGCCTCACCAAACGAAACGGCTTAGGCAGTCGCTCAAATCCCATGAGGGCGCGAACTCGACCTTTAAAACGGCGCACAAACGCCAATACTTCATCTGTTCTAAAGCCAGCATCAACGCACATAAGTTGAATTTTGTGGCCGTCCCACTCTTGATCTAAGAACTCAGCAAGCTCATTCCAAACTTCTGGCTTGTCTGTGTCACCCCAAACTTCTCCCCACTCAACTAAGCGACTGGACATACCTGGACGCCATGCGCGGATAACGTAATAAAGTCGGTTCTTTTGAACGTCAACAGTGCAAATCAGCTGGTCAAAACCTACCGGAACCTGACCGGATGAATACGTTGAGCGCAGTCCATAAACTTCTTCCCACTCTGGCGCCTCACCGGCTATAGCGTAAATCTCGCCAAAACCCGTGTTATAAACAGTTAATAGTGAGTTTGGATTGCCACTTTTTAACGCTTCCAGCAATTTACGGGCTAAAAATCCGTAGCTTTTCTTTGCAGAAAAACTACACAGGCCGCTCACCCAAAGGCTGAAATGGTCATTACCATCAGTTGTGGCTAACATTCCGTGAAACGGCACAACATGCTCCAGACCTGCTTGCATAATGATCACATGCTTATCATCGTGTGCAGATACAGACTGACCAGGAGCAATCGCTACACCACGCGCATTCATACGCTGACGATTGGTATCTTCAATATGAGTGCCGCAATGCGGGCAAATCAGTCTTGCTTCTTTCGCCGCTTGAGCTGGAGTACATTCATCATCAGTGCCGATGCCTGGCCACCACAGCAACTCGCTTCGCGGCATAAAATATTCATCGCAATCAGGGCAAGGAACTGCCCATTCATGGCGGGTACCTTTTTCCCATTGCCGCCATATAGGGCTTGATACTTTCCCTTTATCTGAAATTCCCCAATGAATAAGACCTGTTTCTGGGTGAGGTGATGCAGTAACGATACCGTGGGTGGGTGTACTGGTTAGTCCCAGTTTTGAATCTGTATATGCATCGCCACGCGCCTCGGCAATCTCAGCCAAGTCACCTTCACCAGTGGCGTTTTCATCTGGACGGTCTAACTCGTCAACCAAAGTGATGACTGCTGAGTCAGATGCAAGCTCAGTCGCTGAGCCTGCCCAAGCAAAACGTAATGAAACTCCTGCGATTCGCTTCTTATGCTTTGAGCTTTTCTTGTCAAACTTAACCCATAGGCTCTTGGCTTCCTGGAACATCTCGACAATCTTGGGCTCGACTACGTTATTAATGTTTGACTCTGTAGGTCCGACATAAATAATTGGCGCGGGATCATCATCTAACTTCCAACCAATCACATTCTGCATTGTTGCGGACTTACCCATTTGGGTACCCATAACAAACGTCACTCGAATATATTGAGGTTCTGCAAACGCTTGGCATACAGGCAACATGTACGGAGTTGTTGTGGTATCAAATGGACCAGGGATTGGAGAGCCTGGTGGCATAATACGATTATCAGTCGCCCAACTCGCCGCATTCCTCAATGGCTTCGCATCCACCATCATTGCGCTGTTGAGCACGATATTCAGCAACAAATCCACGGAGGCGTTCAGCCGTGGCAGCGCGGACACGGCGGCATTCGCTGTCAATTCGATGTTTGCACATTGCGGGTTCATTTATTTGTGCGACCTCTGAAGCTAAACGAGCTCCAAGACTGTTTAGTTCACTCCCATAAAGTGTCGAGATAGAGTATAAAAACTGACCTATATCCTCTAAATCAATGACTGACTGCTCCGCTTTTGCAGCATCTACATCAGCTTTACGACGTTTAGCCATTGTTAAAAGCAACTCTTCACCATCTTTAGTTCCTTCAATTGGTGCACCGTCTTCACTTTGGAGATCACCAATTTGCTTTTTTACTTCACGCTCTATCAGCCAGTTAATTGCCAACTCAGTGTTAATCACCATAGGCTTTCCACGAGCGCCACCTCCCTCATGAGGTAAGCCTGCATCAATCAAATTGCCGACCCACTTAGGTGATTTCCCAATAATGCCTGCAAATTCATTACGATTAACATTTGCCATAGTCAAAAAATTTACCTGAAGAAAGGATAAAAAGAATGGATCGCAATAGATCTAACATCCTTACTTTTGCGATCAAATCCTTACTTTAAATTTAAATCAACGATCTGATTTAAATAATTATTTCTATTTAGTCCTTTCTCAACCCATTAGGAAGAAAGGACCTATTTTTAAACTATAAAATGGGGCAAAGTCGGCGAGTCTAAGCCCCGTCACGTTCCACCCCCCTAGGGAGGACCCAAAAGGGGTGGGGACCTCCCCCTTTTGGCTTTGATTGAAGCCTCAGCCAGCCCTACCGCTCAATACCAACACACTGACGCAGCTGCTCGATGTAAACCGTTATCTGAGCCATATCGTCATGAGTGACAATAAAGCCTGAGTCAGTTTCGGTTACGTTCTTCAGTGTCGGCTGTGTTGCTAGACACGGAGGTGCTTGATTCGCACTGCACCCGACCAAACTGGCGCAAGTAATCCCCAGGATTAGACTTAGCCTGAGTAAGCCGCTCTTGACGCTTTTCTTCATCATCACGCCTCTTTAATTGAACAGCTAACTCAATTAAATGGACCAATAACTTGGCGAGTAATTGAGCCCATGACATCTAAGTGCCTTTGTTCTTTGCTTTGCCATAATTGGCCGCGACATACTTCAATAGACTTTTAACCCATTGAGGCAGCTTATTGGTTACAGTTTCTGGCAGTAATGCGACCGCATGTGCTAATCCATAAGCAATGGCCACGACAATTCCAACCCATCCTGGCAAACCATCAACCACGATAGGTAATTCAGCCATGCCATCAGCCGCCATAGCTGCAAACGGCATAAACACCATGGCCATCATTAGTCCTAGTGTTGTAATGAGCTTTCGCATAGTCAGTCTCCTGTTAGTTGCGTGAAAGTAGCTCGTTTACGCCGGCAAGCTCACAGCGCTCCAAATACTCTTTTGGAGTGCCCTTACCTGCCGATGTGTTGTAGTGTCGCTTCCAATATTCAGCACGTTCAGACCGAGTCGCTGGTATAGCAATCCGCACTGTGTAATATCGAAGACGACAGAATATGAAACTCAGTAGTGGTGATGTTTCCAGCTCCGGATAACTCACTTTCCCCAAATGAATACCAAAAGAATCAAGTAATGATTTAGCTATCCAATGCCCTTTATATTTTTCCTTCAACCAGTTAAATGTCCCAACATCAACTTGTGTCACACCCGTACCAGCGTTATATGGCGTAGGATCTCGATAAGCCCCTAGCAATGTTTCTGCTGCTGCGGTTTCAACTAAGAGAGCGACTGCATGCTCATTGCTACTAAAAACACTACAAATAGCCTTCGCATATTCAATGGCTTGTGACTTACTAACTAAGCCATAGTGAACGGTTAAATTACTCATACAGATAATTCCCATATACAAAAAGCCCCGCTAGATTGCAGGGCCACGTAATGACTATTTGATTGGCTTACGACTCCTCATCCTCCAATTTCCGCCTTCTACGCAAGTCGAGATATTTCCAAATATCAAAGACAAGACGACCAGCAACGACTGTCAAACCGCCGATAGAAACTAAAGTTGAAATTGTTAAGGCCGAAGTGGGGATCTGTGCTGCTACATCTGCAGCTTGCTGTGCCTTTGCTGCAACCTCACTTGAAAAAGCACTTATCCCACTTCCACCACCGTAGGCGATTAGCCGGCCTTTCCATTCACTGGCTTTTGTTAATACACATTTCATAAGTAGATTTCAGGCAATAAAAAAGCCCAGCGATTAGCTGAGCTTTAAATGGGAAGATTTAAGTTGTTGCTTCGGTGAGCATATCAATACTGTACAGTTTTTCGGCTTCAAAGTTAGCCCTAAATATGTCCCTTTTTAGCCCTTTAGTGGCTTAAACCCTAACTAAAGCAGCATCTACCTTATGAATTTAACTGCAAATTTGTCGCTTAACTGACATTAGAGGCGTTTCCTTTACTCCGATACGGCCCTAACTGTCTAAATGATTGCATCCTTCTCTGAGGCTGATGCAATAACATCACTTTATATGCTGACACCAACAGGGCTAACTTATTACTAAAATAGCATGACGATCTCAGTACCATCTCACCCGCTAAACATCTAACATTTTCAAAATAGTCTGATAAACCAAATTTTTACTATCTTCATCAATGGCGTCATAATCACATATCTCAACCGAAGCAAAAGAACGCTCGTATATTGGAAACATCTGACTTAAAGGACTTTGAGCGTCACCAATAATTGGAGCATTACATTCGTCAAACTGATCCGCAGTCAAATCAAAAACTAACCCATCAATATCAACCCAATAATGATGTTCATCATCTAAGTTCCAAGCATGTACCACTTCAACATTTGCAGAGGGAAACAATTGCATCGCCAAGAAAGCAAAATAAATCGATGTCCCTTCACAGCAGTTTCTAGGGAAATTGTAAAAGTGCGGTAATTCTATGCTGTTACTGTACATATCAAGAGCGGCTCTAAATTGAAGAGCAAAATCACTTATCTTACTTATCATTATTCACCCCCAACAATGTCAGCATCTCTTTCTTAATTGAACGTAAGTCATGTGCTGCGATAGTATTTGGATTATCAAGATAATGCATAACCACCTCATTGCCTTTATGTTTGTCGATCGTTAAATGACTATAATAATCATAAGTTGCTGTAGTATAAGCATTAAAAACATACACTCCCTCCTGCTCTAATTCATACAGTGTCGCCAACTCTTCTGAATATCTTTTCCGATAAATATTCGGGTAATACAAAGCCTCTTCTATCAGATCATCACTAAAATTATCACCGACATAGCTCGAGAAATTAAACACATAATCCGTTTTTACGTCGATCAATAAAAAGGCAAGTTTAGTGCTAGATTTTTCAAAAAGTCCCTCTTTTTGGCGCATGCGAAGCGTTCTGCTATTTGCAACAGAAACATCAAATCTGTCATAGGGACGACCAGGAGTAATAACAAGATCAATAGGAAAATGATTCGCCACTAAATGACGGACACCAGTCTCAAGATCAAAAAAGATAAAGTCATAATGCTTAATAATCTCTGCAAAAGATGATTTATAGTAAGAATGTCCATTCCAATTAATATCTTCTTCATAAAGAATTTTTGGATAAGGTTGATTTGAGTATGTAAATAACTTCTCAGCGGCTTTTAGTTGGCTATATTTTTCACTCACGATGACTAACACATCATAACCATCACTAGCCAATAGAATCGCCATATCACGAGTTAAGGAAGAACGCGCCATACCTCCAGCCCCGCCGGCAAAACTGATCACCTTTCCATGATGATACCCATCACTAAACTGAGGTGGGTATGACAGCCCAGTCTTTAAGCAAAATAACTCTAAGGTGGCATCGCCAATGCGAACATGTGTTCCTGATGTCTCTGCTTCTTCAAACTTCTGCCACTGCCTAATTGAAACATGCACAACTTCAGCAGCTTGCTTTTGTGTGAGCCCAGCTTTAAGTCTGAGTGATTGAATTTGTTCGGGAGTAATTTTTAAGGTTTTCCTAGCCATACGTCTTTTTGTTCGTATAAATAACTTTAAGTCGTACTTTAATACACTTAACGAACTAAAGCACGTACAAATAAACGACTAGTGAAATTAATTTCACTAGTCGAAAATAGCTGTTATCAAAGGGAAATATTTCAAATTTGGTAAGTTTACGGGCATTAGTTTACTTGCGCGATTTTAGAAGTGTGTTCTCATAAACTATCAATATCACTACTGAGATCAACATGACAAACACACTTATCACTCGTACTTTTTTAGACTCAGATGGTATTCAACAGATCGCAATTTTTGACACAGCACAGAAACCTGCAGACGATGAATTAGGACTTTTTATTGATGATCGAGGAAGAGATGACATAGTGCCTGCATGCAAACACTATGATAGAGAATTAGTAGGAAAATTAATTTTTATTGGGAAGATACTTCTTTAGAAGCGGCCTCAAGCGAATCTGTTGAGATAGGAACTGGATCTGCAGACATTAACTCAACAAAATACTTAGCCACATCTTGCAAGAGGCTTTTTTGAGTAGCTTCATCAGCGGTATAAGCAGCAAATGTCAAAATAGCAATGCCGGTTATTGTTGTTGCCACAATCCCAGAAAAACCATTTAGAACCCAAAATACAGTTCGTCTGAATATAGATACCTGTATAAGATTTTGGCTTGCTCTAGCTAGCTTGCTCTGCTCTTCTTTTCTTACTTTAGTTATTTCTTTTTTAACTTTTTGTTCAACTGTCAAATCCAAAGACTGTTCACGTTTTTTCAATTCTGCCTGCTTAGTGTCTAAAGCCTTTTGTTGAGAATTGATACCAGCTTCTAACTTTGTATATTGTTCATTTAATTGGTCTAAGCCTTTTTCAATTGCTAAGCCAACTGTCGCACTTAAGACCTGCTTAGCACGTTCTCTATAACCATCTTGCCTGGTCGCTACTGACGCAACCTGATCATGAAATGCACTAATTTGCTCCGCAATATAATCTTCATTTTTTCCTTGCTTACGGTATTGTGTAGCAGTTTCATGTTTTTCTTTTTTATAAAGAGCATATGCGACAATACCAAGCACATCATTATCATGTTGGACTAATTCGGAATACACCCATTTTTTTTCAGTAACTAGTAACTTTTCCATGTTTTTTCTTATTCTTAATAGCTAAAAAGCCCTCAATGAAAACTGAGAGCTTTTATCATTAACAATGCATAAACACTGAAATTTATCAGTGTAAGAGTTATCCGTGCACCCGAACAACGTCAAGAAATGATTGTGTAAAATGCTGCAGCAAAGTCTTATCAGATATGGAGTTTCTTTGCGTCCCAGAATCTACTTGCTGGAAATCCAAATTGACAAGTTTTACTTCCCTAAGAGCAGACGTTACGGCTCGAGAGAGGTCTTCATCAGTTAGCATCAGACGCACTTGATTACCATCTAACTCCACTAGCTGCACGCCTTTAATTTTTTTGGTCATTTGCGCAACTCCTTTTTATCAGTGACTAATTCAAATGGCGCGGCACTCTACCACAACACTAGTCGATTTCGTACACAATTCCAGTTTGTTTACGATAAAAAACATACAAAATACAGAAAATCAAACATTAACAATCTTGATTTATTTCGCTCTCAGCTGTGATACAAACACTGCAAGTCTTTCATAGTTATCAGCATAACCACCGTTAGGGCCATCAATCTTAAACTTCCACTCTTCGCCATTCCAGAACATATCCTCATTGATTGCTCGATTTTTAGTATCTAAATAAACGACTTCAATCTCTAAAGGTTCTGTCTCAGTGTAAACATTACAAACAACGGCTTTTTTTCGAGGGTGACCAATGCCAAATCGAAAAATATCACCAGCGCATACACTTGGAGCATCTTTCATAAACCACCATAACAGTTAATTGTAAGAACTAATATCAAAAAATAACCGATTAAGTAAGCAAAGGCTACCGATATTATTGCTTCAACCACACTATGGTTGAGTATACATATGACCCTGTATCACAGTCTCTTCCCTCTTCTAAAGCAGCTCCCTTTCAGCCCTTTTCAACCAATATATATATGACTTCTCTGAGTCAAATTCAACTAAGGCCCAGTTGCGTTCGCAGATGTAATGCACTCTTAAAGCACGTCTACACTCATGGCTCAAGCGAGCAATACGACGGTCATACTCTGCAATGTGGGCAGGCGAACTAGACTCTGAAAAAACAGCGCCAAAACAACGAACCTCTCCAAGTTTATCGCATGCACTGCGGCTTGCATGTCCTTGACCATATTCTTTGCTAGCCCAGTAACGTCCCCAAGCAGCTAACTCTTTACGCAGCTGCTTAACGGTTATTCTCTCCTGCACATCATCTTGCATACACTGCAGCCCTCTGTACTTCGACTAACGGAATACGAAAAACCTGATCACAAATGGCCGCTAAATCATCATAAGAGACCGGAGTTTGACCACGCTCCCAACGCTGATAAGTTTTAGAGTTCACGCCGTAAATCTCTGCAACCTCAGCTTGAGTCAACCCTCGTATACGGCGACCCGTTTTTAAAATTTCAAATCCACGAGTCGTCATCTTGCCCCCACAAATCCGCGCTTAACCAAGTGAAGGTGATAAGCCTCAAGTGCGGCCATAACGCCCTTATCTAATGTGCTGTGTACATAGGTTCTCAGCAGGACCGGCAAAGCATGATTCAAAATGCGTTCACCCACCATGGTATCTACACCCATGTCAGCAATGATGGTTCTGCATAACTTACGTAAAGCATGGCTGGTAAAGTCTTTAAATCTAATTTGTTGGCTCCAATACTGCGCGGTTCTTATCGATACCACCTCGCTATCCCCACAGAACAAATGTGTTCTCTTACCGACATGCTTTAATTGCCACTGACGATAATTCAATAAAAGTGATTTTGCCGCAGGAGTTAAGGGCAAGCGATGTGATTGACGTGTTTTGGTATTTGACGCCGGTATCAACCAAAACTCACCAGCAAAATGCTCCCAACGACATAATCGAGTTTCATTAATCCGAGTACCAAACATCAGCATCAGCAAAAACAACATATTTACTGGACGGCTAGCGCCCTGCAGTGCACCAAATAACTCAGCAAGATCGGCCTCTGTGAGCGCTGTTTCTGCCACTGGTCCAAACTTCAAGCTAAACTGCACTCGATAACCCGCCAATGGATTAGAAGCAAGTAAACGTAAATCACAGGCCGCTGAAAACGCTCTTTTCAATACGTTTACACAGAGACGAATGTAATGAGGCGCATATTCCTCATTCAGCATTCCTTTAACGAGTGCGGAATCTATGCAAATAAAATCAAATTCAGTGATCTTATGGCTACCGACTCTGAGTAAAAGTTGACTGCGGATCATCGAAGCACAATTAGCTCGCCAACTTTGACTCAACGTTTTATTACCCGAAACATGATTGAGGTACCAAAGTAATAGATCTTCAATAGTGACTAATTCAGCGCTATTGCTTATCTCACCAATCACGCGTTTAGCTAACAACTGCGGTAAACCGTTGAAGAATGTTTTTAAACACAATGCAGGCCAACTGCCTTGCTTTTTCCAATGACTTTTCCCATTTTCGTGTAGTACTAAAAACAAACTTGCTTTAGTTCGGCTCTGATTAGCTCTAAATTTCACACAAGGATATTGCTTATCCCTAAACTCTCTTGAGGTTGAATCTGTTAACCAACGTTTCAATACCGTAGGGTTAGCTTTGCCATATTCAACACCAATATGGGGTACTTTAACCGTTTGCGGCATCCATCCTCCCGCCGAGCCCGTGTTTAGCCCTTAACTCTGCAAGTATCTGGCGTGCCTTTGAAGGAGCAGTAGGTACACTCACGTCTTTAGGCAATGCTTTCGGTAATTCATAATCAAACGCTGCCCCCGAAACATAACGCCTTACTAGCTGAGTGTAGTTATGGCTAAATACTTCAAAAACCTCCTTCTCAATCCCTTGGGCAAACAACCAACTCCCCGTTTCACGCACCGCTAAACGCACTAAGTCATGGCTCCAATGATGCTTCTCGGGTCGATGGTAATGTTTAAGCGCTTCACGATACGCCGCATCAAGCTCAGGTAATCCCGCATCGTTTGCCGATGGCATACACCAGGCACAAAACTGTCGTGGCGTTGGCCAAAACTTGCGGTCACCAACCTCACGCCTTGCTCGATTCAAACCGTGTTGTACTTGCTCACGACTTCGAACCCCCTGCACTGCCAGTGTTTTAAGCCACTCAGATTTATGGATCCCCTCTTCCTCAACCTTAGGTGCACCAACAGGGAATAAAATTCGTAACTTTATAAAAACACTATCAACAATCGCTCGGTCTGCAGCCGTAGGTTCCACATGATTAGTTTTAACACCGCAACCAATTACAGTACGGGTATGCATTAAGGCCTGTAAGCTATGAGTGCTCATATCAAAGGGTCCTCAGGGTCGAATACATGTCGGGTCCAATCACTATCCGTTGCACTTTGACCTTGATTTGGGTTAACGCCAGCGTTACCTAACCACGCAGCATTAAAACCACGCCAATTTCGAGTGACACATTCAGCCAAACAATCATCGACGCTAAAGCCCATCGTCACCGCAATCTGCAATTGCGGGGCTAAACGGTTGATCACAGTCTGGCTAACGTCGGCTTTGAGCCGTTTACGCATTGCCAACCAATCAGCCAAAGTTTGCCCATTTGGCATTGCAGGCCAAGCAGAGAAATCGAGTGAATTTTTTTGCGTAGTTTTATTAGATCTCTTAGTGACTGGTTTAATGATAGATTTAATGACTGATTCCGGTGCTATCTGGTGGCATAGGGTCTGCTCGCTGGTAGCATAGGGTCTGCTATCAGGTAGCACATCTATGCTATCTGATGACATAGCTATGCTATCTCGTGGCTCCCCTATGCTATCTGGTAGCACCCTTGGATTATCTAGTTTTGCTGCACGTTCAGATACTAAATCCGAACTTTCATTATCTTGTTTAGATGCCTTTTTAACCCAATCACGAAGGTGCAATGTATATACATTCGAATCATTGCCTTTCGGGCCTTTTCTCGCCTTAATCGTTAACAGACCATCATCAGCTAGATCCTTAATATGTTTACGAACAGTGCTATTGCCAATCTCACATTGTTCTGCAATATATTGATAACTCGGCCAACACTCGCCACTATCACTCGCATTATCAGCAAGCTTAATTAAAACGAGTTTACGTAATGGATTGCCGACCTTGGTTTTCATCGCCAACACCATGAGTTCCATACTCATACGTAAGCCCCCTGTAAAAATGTCAAATTGACTAAACTCGGTTGCTTATTTATCATGAGCTTGCCTTAGTGGTATTAAGCCTGCATTCTGTCGCCAAACGTACGCAGGCTTTCTTCATTTCTTCAGACTTAAGTGATCCGCAAGTAGACTGCGCCAATAGAACTTCACGCTTTGTCCCAACCTCCCAGTCTGCTTGTAGCTTTGCTCTTTTTGCCCTAAGAGAAGTAATTTTAGCTTCAAGTTCTATCGGATTTTTGTCACTTAACTGACTATTGACATCATGTGAATGGGCGCTACAGTTAGCTGCACCATAAAAACAACAGATCAAACATTCCTCATCAAACATGATTACACTCCACAGCCTTTAAGCTTGTTTTATGGCCGACAAATGGAAAGTGTTTCTCAAGTAAATCCATAGCAGCTTGTGTGGTGCCTCTCGACTCAGTGAGTTCACGATGGGCCGCTATAACGTCCTCACGGCTTGGTGCACTTCCTAACTGAATCACTGCCACCTGCGCTTCAGAGTTTTCCTTAGTTAGCGAAATTGCTAATGCTGCAGTATTAATTTCAGTACCGGTAAACCCATGGTCTGCAACCACTGTCACCCCTACCATGCTGTAAACCGCATTAAGGTAATTCAACTTCAAGTGCTGGGGCATTGCCGCCAGAATTGCTTGTTCAACGTGGAATAAGCGTTCTGGCATGGCATGGGTTTCTTGATACTGCCCAAGCCATCTAAAAATCTTTTGGGCATTGACCCGCGAATCATTATACGGGTCACTTGTATTGTTAAAACTTATCCCCTCATTTGCCAACAAAGGTATTAGCCCAAGCTCATTAGCCGCTGTGACAATCTCTGAGGCAATAATCGAACGGCTCACCTTAGGCATTTCAAGCCAGCGGTGAATCGCCACCATCAATAAGTCCAAACGTGATTTATGTTTCATGAAGATAAATCCCTACGCGATATGCTTTAGATAGCTTTAGTTTCGTGATCGAGCAAAAGCTCATCTACGCTAACTAAGCCCTGTGTAGCTGAAGAAATGGCCCGAATGTGCTTAGCAGGTGCTTGTTGATGGCGATGAATCCAGTTCCAGACATAGGACTGCTTGATATCAAGCTTCTTAGCTAAAACGGTTTGACCTCCGATAATTTTTACAGCTTTTTCAATTGCAGACATTTGGATAACCCTATACATGAAACAACCTAAAACTGTATTTAATAACAGTTTTTATTGTTTGTCAATGACACTTAAAGTTGTAAGAATCAAAGAATGAACCTAGCACACAGATTAAAATCACGAAGAACCGCACTCGGCCTTACTCAAAAAGATGTTGCCGAGGGAGCAGGTATTACCCAACAATCACTGCAAAAAATTGAAGACGGTAAAACTCAGAACCCTAGAAAAATTGTTGATTTAGCTCGAATTTTAAAATGCTCACCTGAATGGCTGTTATTTGGTCGTGACGACATATCATCTCCACAAATAACCAACGTATCAGCAGGTCCTGAAATCAAAGGGTTCTTTCCTTTAATTAGCTGGGTAAAAGCAGGGGTTTGGTCTGCCATTGAAGAAATTCACGCTCTAGAAGCAGAACGTTTTCCTTGTCCTGTAAGTTGTAGTGCCAATACCTTTGTGCTCAAAGTGCAAGGGATTAGTATGGAACCCACCTTTCGCGATGGCGATTTAATCTTTGTCGATCCCGAAGTGGAATGGCGCCATGGGGCTTATGTGGTCGCAAGATTAAATGAACAAAATGAAGCCACATTTAAGCAGTTAGTTATTGAGGGCAGTCAGAAATTTCTCAAGCCGTTGAACCCAAATTGGCCAGACCAACTAATACCGATTAATGGTAACTGTACAATAGTTGGTGTAGTCGTATTCTCTGGAAGATCATTCTAAAAGGACTTTTAATGTCTTACTTTATTGATACAGCCGCAAATATTTTAGGAAATAACAAGCTAAGAACACCTCAAATTGAAGCATATTTAAATATTCAGCAATTTTTTATTGAAAATCCAGAGGGTGAAGCTTTAGTTGTTCTTCCAACTGGAACT